GAATATGATGATGTAAAAACTATACGGTATGTACCCAAGCGCAGACAATACTGAAAATGTTCCTATCTCGGTGGTAGACGCAGTAGTGACCGGAACGATACCCAGGGTTCTGAGATTTACCGCGCGCGTCGTAGTTGTCCCGCTAGTAGGTCCGGACCGGAAATTCGTTCCGTCCAGGGATTCGGATATATAGACAACCACTCTTTTATTGCCGGATGGTGTATTGGTCGTTGCCACGTCGACTTCAACAATGACATCCATCGGGTCGTTCGTGTTACAAGGATAAGCTGTGGTATTCCGGACATAGGTTCCGGATGCCAGCGTAGATAAATCCGTGCCATTAAAAGCAAGGCTCGTGCGCGTTCCGACTGTTGGTGTGAATGTTGCCATTATCTATTCCTCAGCATTTCTTCGGTGACCGGGGGAAGCCCGAGAACTTCGGCGCGAGAGGCTGGCTGTATTGCCAGTGCCTTTAGGTTTGTTGCTTCCGTTGCCGTGATAATGCCTGCCGTTGCTAGCGTATCCAGCATCCCCTGTGTTGCCGCGTGGCCAATGTCCAACCCTTCGCCTTTGATAAATGCCCACGCCCACTTCAACGCTGGAATGCCCGGTGCCGCTGTGTCCAGCTTATCGAGAACGGTAGCCGCGCCGGTCGGGCCGCCGGGGTAGTCCGAGAGAATTCCCCGGGCGGTGATCATGCGAGTTTTCACTTTCGTTTCAGTAACGGCGTTCAGCAAATCGACCACGTGCCCAGGTTGACCCGGCAACAATGCCGCGTAACCCTTGCCTAACGGATCGTCATCTATTTCGTCGCTTAATATGCTCATTGCGGCAGCACGATGTTGGGTCCGAGCTTGTCCTTGTCGTATTGCAAGTTCATCTCGATAGCCAGGTCATAAAACTTGGTCGGTAGCTGGCGGCCCAGTACCTCTTTCTCGTAGGCGTGCTTGCAATGGTCCGGACCCTGGAATGGGTAGAAAACCACGTTCACTATGCTTTCAAGGATCCGGTACGTCGGGATGTGATCGAGTCTGAAACACCGGCTGCTCATCGTTTCATCCGCTGAACCGCCGAGCAGGGTATTGATACCTTGATCCAATGAGATGAAATTCTGGTAAACGTACTCTTTAAACCATAGCCACATACTAGCCACCGGAGGGGAAGGTAAGAACGTAGGTAAACTGGATCGAGTCGCCCGACACCACATTGATCGCGCTGAATACCGACCGGTCTATCAGTGTCGCGCCACTGGATGCGGTAAACAGTCCGTGTTCGGTAATCGCCAACGTGCTGCTATAGGTCTGTGTACCGACTGAGGTATAAGTGTTCGTGCTGTTTGCTTGCGAGCCACTGGCCCGGGCCACGCCCGAGTCTGTTACCAATGCGGTATCACTTACGCTCTCCGCCGTGGTGCCAGTACCCGAAGCGTGATACTTCGCAGTCGCTGTTCCTGTTCCCGCCATGAAGGCAGCAAGCCAGGCCACGCCCGCGGTGGTCACCAGCTTGGTGCTGATTAGCCCGATGTCGTGCCGGTTGCCGTCGCTATCGATCTTGACTGCGTACAGGCGGCCAACGGGAGAAATATCGCCGTTCCACAAACGGGAGGGCAACTGTCCGGCAAGCCGCAAGCGCAAAGCGAACTCCTGGTATAGTTCTTTGACCTTCAGCCACATAGCATAAAGTGCAATCATACTGTTCTCCCTCTCGGTGCTTTGCCGGCCAGGATGGCCTTGTGTAATTTGCGTGATTTGTGGTTTGCTACCAGCTTGCGAACAAATGCTCGGTGTTTGGCGTCCCGGTGGAATAGGCCGGGTTTTGAGTCTACGGGCTGGAATAACAGGGCCGTGCTCGCCGTCATAACCGCTTGTTTCGCTTCTATGGCGTCTTGAATAGCGTTGCGCATGCCGTAGATGGCTGATTTAAGTTTGCGGATCATGATTTATTAATCCTCATGTGCATTTACGCAACGCCCGCATGTTTGGCAGTCCCATATGCCTTCTCGACGCTCGACCGTCACATGAAAGAATAAACACCACATATCTTTAATAAATTTCTTCATACCGTCGTCAGCACGTAAGTTATCGATACAGCTACCAACGTAGAACCGCTCAAGTTCACGTTTAGGGCTTCATTGGCCGCTGTCTGGAACCACCCGCTTTTGTTGTCGTTCAGCACCATGCCGCCGTTCGCGGCGAAGGGGAATCCGGCTGATATTGCTGTGGTTGCGGAACGCAAGGTCATGGTGTTGGCTGTGGCACCAGCCACTGCCACCAGGCTGATAACGCGGATCTTGATACCCGATCCTGGAGCCGGGACCAGTTCATTATCGCCGGCACTTGATGCGTTAACAAATGCTCGCTTTATGTCGTGTGAAAGATGTGGTATTGCCATTACCGTCCTTCTGTACTCATTGAGTTACCTTATGTCACCTTCCGCGATACTATTCAGAAAACATTAAAATATCAAGCACAAAAAGAAAGCCGCCCTTGTGAGGCGGCTCCGGGTTGCTGCTTGGGGTATCCTGTTTACTTCGCTGTTCGCACTGGCAGACTTTCTACCGCTCCTATGTTCGGGGTGGTGGGGTGGAACGGGCGCCCGTAGAAGTCCCGGCCCCCGAGAGGCGTACCGGCGGCAAGCAGGGCCGCGGCTTGCGGTCTGCGGCTGGCGGAACGCAATGGGTTGCTGGTAATTGTACCGGTGAGAACCGAACCACTCTCAACCGCTGTATAGCCGTACGCTGCGTTCTTTGTTCCGCTGAACCCTGAACAAGTGCCGTCCAAACCGAATGCAAGAGCGGTAGAACCTTCCAGGGCGTTGTTCGATACCACGCCGTCTTTGGCATAGGTGAATACCGCTATCTCGCTGCTGTATTCGCCGGACTTGTTGTTACCAAAGAAAGTATTGTGCTTGACTACTGGCCGCCATCCGGTTGCCAGCACCAAGCCGGGCAGGTTGTTATCGTGCCCTATGTTCGACTCGATAACGTTATCGTCGCCCTTGTTGATCGAGAACGCCGCCCCTTCATTGTGGTGCGACCAATTGCGCCTGAAGGTAATGGTGTCGCTGAAGTCGTCCGCCGCGAAGCCGTGGCCTTCGGTAGACGGGGCTTGCGGGTCGGCGACATTCTCGTAGGATTCGCAGTCCTCGACTATCACGTTGTAGCACCGGCCCCAGGAATAGGTTACTGACTGACCGCTGGGGTTGGCCGCGGACCCCACATTGATGTACAGCACGCCACCGCTTACCCCGAACTCGCCGGCGGCCGGCGCGGTAGCTGTGCCCGCGGTCAACGCCAGACGGCGGTACGGAGACAAACTCGTATTCACCTGGTAAACCGCTGTTTCGTAGGCTGCGAGGGCGCGTTGCCATACGGTACCCGCGGTCAAACTCCACCCACTTGTGGCAGACGTGCGGCGTGCCTTTGCCGATAGCCCATGGCCGCCGGCCGCTGCGTTGAACCCGTTGCCGTAGAACTTGGAACGCCGCACCAGCACATCGTGGGCGCCATTAATCAGCATGCCGTGGGTAGGATTCAGGAAGAAATGTGAATCTTCGATCAGGTAATTTGAAGTATCACCCGTGGATGTGGCCGTGCCGCCGATCACCAGGCCGCTGCCGCCTACTTTCATGTTGGTGAAATAGCAACGGGATAGCCGGTGATTACTGTTCGCGGTGGCACCATTGGCCAGCATGTAGAGCGAGTATGAAACAACTCCCAAGCCGTCGAAGTACATATCCTCGAAATCGATATTACTCAACCCACTGACGTTCAGGATAAAATCACTCGCTGCCGTTGGATTGGTCCATATCGAGTAAGGTACCTGCGCTTCGCCGTAGGCCGCGTAGCGTGTGCGCTGCCCGTTGTTGACGCCTACCTTGGCGCCGATATTGGCAGTCGAGACTACCTGCGGTGTGCCGCGTTTGATGTAAAAGACATCCCCGGCAATTCCGTTACCCGCTGCTCGGTAAGCGTCGTAGCTCTGTTTCGGAGTGCTCGGCGTTAGGCCGTTATTGCTGTCCGAGCCGTTGTACCAATCGAAATAACGATCGGTCATTGCTGGTAGAAGAAGGTCACGGTACCGGTGCCGCCGAAATCAGCATAGACGCCGGCTGGGCAATAGACGCCCGCGGGTAAGCGGTTCTGAACCCCGATCGCTGCCGATGCGGCGATGATGTCGACTATATCGCCGGTGCCCGCGCTGGCGGCATCCCGGACATTGACCGAAGCCGCGCTTAATGCTGTTGTGACCAGGTAACCGTAGTAGACACAAGGACCAGCGATACCCACTTGGCCGTCAGCGGTAAGGCTTACCTTCTTCGCCAGTGGGCCGCCCCAGGTGCGATCGAGCGTCGTATCTTCGCCGCTCAACCGGGCGATGTTGAAGACGTGGATCGCGTTATCGGTGCTGCCGCATGCTTCGGGGTTATCGTCGGCGTCCAAGCCGTGCGGGGTGTGGGGGACAGTGGGTACGCGGTTGCGGTCGGTCATGCGGGCTCCTTTTTCATGGCTTTGGCGAACGCGAAGGCGATGCGTCGCGCGGCTTCAGTGTCGCTTACCTGCGGGGCTTCGGTTTGTTTGTCGGCTTCTCCGTTGGCATTGTCGGCCAGGCCGTAGGCTTGTCTCTTCAACCCGATCAGGGTTTTCAGGGCATCGGTTAGCGATTTCATGGCACTAACCCGGCTGGGCATACTCATGGCCTTGTGGTAGATATCGTTCAGCTTATCGGTGTTCTTTTCGTCTGGTTTCCGGAGCAGTTCGCCGAGTTCGGTAAACAGCACGCGGTTACCGGTTGTCTCTTCCAGTTCGCCCAGGAGATTGCCGACCAGGTTCGCGGCTCGCTGAATGTCTTTGCGTGTTTCGAGTATCACGTCGAGTTGCGTATCGGAGTTAGCGTCTACGATTTCTACTTCGCTAACCTCGCGTCTCGCGCTAACCTCTGCCTGTTCGACGGCTAACTCTTCGGCTTGAATTTTCGCCCTACGCTGCTCCTCTTCATACGCTACGAGCTTCGCTTCGGTGGCTGCCTGAATCCTGGCCTTCAGATCACGCTCCCACCCGTCGCGCTTGGCACGCTTGATAATCCCCGCATCACTAACCCCGAACTGCGCACCGATTGCCTTAAGCGAACGAATACCCGCCCTGTATTCGAGTTCAACGCTTTCCCAATCGATTTGTTTTTTGTCTTCGGTCATAGTCCCGCGATAGTGTAACAATTCAATTAAAATATCAAGTCTGTTTCAGGTAACCCAACACCGCTTGTTGCAATTCTGCCCGATGCCCGCCCAGCGTCATCCAATCCCGTGAATTATTTGCCCTCTTACCGTTCCACCCGAACCAGTAATTAGCCTTCCGCGTAACCTTGCCCTGCGCCGCCAGTTTCATGTTTTGCCATTCTGCGCTGGTCTTCTCGTTCCGGTATAGGTACCACTCCGTTCCTTCTTGTTCAAATATCTCGATACACTCCCAATCCAATCCCGGATCGTTTCCCTGGTACATGCGTTCCGTTATTTGTTTTTCTTCCATGGCGTTTTATCTTCTCCTTGTAATAAAAACTTTGCGACTAGGGTGTATTAAAGTATTAACCCCTTTTCCAATAAAGGGGGTAAATACGTTAATACAGTTTCCCTAGTTTTGTCCTGTATTAAAATGTATTAACTTAATACACGTTAATACAGTTAATACACCCGAACGGGAATTTGTCTCCCGTTCCGGTACCATAATTTTTGCAGTGTTTTGGTACTATATTTTCTGAACGGGAATTTTTCTCCCGTTCCGGCACCATAATATTTACTTTTACTGGTACCATTTTTCTATAAATCAGGGCAGGAAACGAACCCGTTTTCGATAACCAGAAGCTCCTTATCGACCATTTTATCCAGGCATTTTTTCAGGTTTACCCGACGAACCGCGGTCCGCGTATTCGATTCCGGTAGTCTTTCCATCGCTTCAGTAACCAGAAAATCGACCGATGGCCATTCATTATCCCGGTCGAAAATGTCCTGTACCGAGTCCATTAACACCCTTTCGTTTTCACCTATTTTTGTCTTCTTCGAAGAGTTAGTAAGGTTAGTGGACGCGCTAACCTCTGCTTCTTCCACCACGCAACTCGTCACCGGATCCCCATCATCGTCGTGGCCAACCGGTACCGTAGACAAGCTGAACCCGAACCGCGAACCGTCGTCCCCGTCCTTCAGTTTGGTAATCGTGGCTGTGCGCACGTCGCCGTCCCGCTCTACTGATATTTCACAATCAGCCGCGGCACGCAGCCCGGACCACCCCCGCGCGCCTCTCGTGGCATCCTTGCCGCTGTGATGGACCAGTACGACCATGGCGCCACTGGCATGGCGAAGCTTGCGGCAATGTGCCAATGCCTTGCCCATGTCTTCTCCGCTGTTCTCATTGCTGCCAGGCGTCACCTGGGCCCACGTATCGACCACGATAAGGGAGTACTGCCCCATCTCCTTGATCGCAGCCATGAGATCGGCTATGTCTTTCTTCTCGAGGAAATTGGGCGCCGCGCTGATCACATCCAGGTCAAGTTCAGTCAACCCATGGCGGGAAACGTAGGCGTTAATGCGGTTTTTAAAGCCGCCTGAGCCTTCAGCGATGATGTACAGTACTCTGCCCTTGGTAACCCGCCGACCGCGCCACGGCACGCCCCTGGCGATGGCACAAACCATGTCCAGGGTGAAGAAGGATTTACCGGAAGCCGTCTCACCATAGAACACCGCGAGATCAGCTTCAGGCAGCACGCCCTTGATGATGTACTTGACCGGCTTACCCGCGGCAAAGGACAGGGCATTCTGAATAGCGAACCGCGAAGGGTTGGCCACGGGCTCGGGTTCGGGTTGGACGATATCAAAATCATCCGCGGACGGCGTATCGATCCAGCCGGCATCGGTCGCCATCTTGTAGATGGTGCCGGCGGTCACCGGCTGGGCTGAGGAACGGCCGAAGGATTCCCACTTGTGTTCCAGTTCTTCGAAGCTGGGGTAATCGGCACCCGTCGAGCTCCATTTGTCCCATAACAGGAGTCCGTCTGGACTGCCTTCAGTTTCATGGTGGAGTGCTTGTCCGATCTTCAACCATTGCCCGTACGGCACGTCCGAACTTAGCGCGCTGACTGCTTCCACCAGTCGGGCGTCGAGCCCGTGCGGTTCCCCTCGTTCAACCCGTTCCGGCTTCTGAACCACGGGCACCGGAGCCGATACCGGCCACTCTACCGGGTACTCCTTGGGCATCCGCTGGTAGTCCATAAGCGGCTCGAGCGGACAGGACTCGCCGCTGTAGGGCAGGATGAACATGTTCCCGAACCCATCCACCGGTACGCTGTCCTGCTTGGGGAAAATCTCGATCTGGTTATTGGATACCCCGCCGTCGCCATCCGTGAACCCGTAATCCGATAGCATAGCGCGCAAGAAGGAACGGACCGAGTAACAGTCCTGCGGCTCGTCCCATATCAGATACAGGTGAATACCCTGGCCGCCGGAAGACGAGAAAGGGACGGGGTGCATACCCATAGTGTGCATGTATTGCAAAAGGGTATCCGCGACCGTACACATCCCCATCCATGATGTTTCCCCTTTATGGGAGTCCAGGTCCAGGACCGCTACTCGCGTAGTGGACTCTCCCGCCTTGATGGGGCAGACTCCTCGAGCAGTGCCGCCGGTCATATGTACGTTCAGGTACTCGTCGGTCAATGGCACCTTGACCATGAACGGCGGGCTCCCTTTGGCTTTCTTCCAGTGAACGTCAGTCCGCACACGGGAAACAAGCGGCTGCAGCAAGGCGATAGGTAACGCCTTCGTTTCTTCAGTCATGGGCGTACCTCTAGGTAGGCTTTGATGAATTCTTCCGCTTGCGGAGCGCAGATAGCGTTTCCGTAGGCGCGCAGTCGTCCCACTCGGGCGGCAGCCCCATGAGCCAGCGGGAATGTGCCGGGTTCAACTGGCCGGTACTTTTCGTCCCGGCAGTAGATCCAGTCGGCTGCGGACCAGAAGCCAGCATCGCGAAGTCGTTCAAGTTCGACCCGTGGCGTTCTTCCATTGCTCGTTTGGCTTGACCGCCGCCCGTGCTGTCCGAAGTCTGCGGTGTCGGCCAACCCGCGAGTTGTGCCATCGTCGCCACGGTAGCGCCGCGGTTCTGTCCCAGCCATGAACTGCCCAACCGTGCTATTTCGTCCAGGTTCGTCTGTACGTTCTCGCTTGCCCGGGGTGTCGGCCAACCCGCCAGGGAAGCCGCTCCCGGCAGCCTGTCCGATCCCTGCCCCGGTCCCCCGTTCGGTCCGTCCTGGCTGCAAGGTGTCGGCCACCCAATACATGCGGTGTCTTTGATGGGGCGCCCCGAAGCCCGCAGCAGGGGCAACGACCGCCCCGACGGTGTAACCTGTACCTTCCAAGTCAGCTTGAACAAGGTCGAGCCAAGCGTATCCGTCCTTGCTCGCAACTTGCTCGCCAAAGACGACGAGAGGGCGTCGCTGTTCGATGAGCCAATGGAATGCCGGCCATAGGTGCCGCTCGTCAGCAAACCCATTACCTTTACCTGCCACGCTGAAAGGCTGACACGGGCAGGATCCTGTCCATACTGGGCGGTCGTCGGACCATCCGGCACGTCGGAGGGCATGGGGCCAAACCCCAATCCCGGCAAAGAAGTGGCATTGGGTGTACTGCTTGAGGTCATCGGGTGGGACATCTTCTATGCTCCTTTCGTCAACGTCGCCGGGGGCTATGTGTCCGGCCTTGATCAGATTGCGCAACCACTGCGCGGCGTATTCATCGATCTCGTTGTAGTAGGCGGTCATATAGGCCCGTCCCCATCCCACCCCGACCGGTAGCCGTACTCATAACCCTGATCGTAGGCTTCCGAAGTGGTGTAACTCTTGCAGGTTTCGCAGGGGGTTATGTTGTAACCGGAGCCGTCGGGACAGGTGAACACGTCAAGGGGGTTGCCGCAGATAGCACAGTCGAAGTCGGGGGTCATTTGGACACCTCGAACGTGCATTTATATTTCATTCCGGAGATCTCTACTCTTCCGTATTCAGTACATTGGTCCCGTACTTCTCTTTTCCCGTAAATACTTGATATGCCAACGGCGGCGTAGAAAACTGCCGCGCATAAGCAAGTGAAAAGCACCCCGTTATTGAAATCGTTCATAACTCCCCCTCCCCTATCACCGGTTCCGCGGCCAGGTCTTCTACCCACACAACAGGCGCCTGGAGATATTCATTTTCGTAGCCCATGGCTATAGTCGCCTTCTGAATAGCCAACGCCAACCGAACCCGCGGATTCTGCCGGTACCCGTAAGCCATAAGCCGCAAATACCCAACCGAGATCCCCGCACGCTGGGCGAGTTCCGCCCGCTCCTCCTTCGTCGCCACCTTCCACCATTCGCCTAGTTTAGACATAGGTATACCTCCTGATAAATGAGGGAAGAAAGTTACCGTAAAGTTACTAAAATATCAACTGATACAATTCCACTTGACACCGACGATAGCTAGTGATACATTGGGAACCGTGATAAGTTAATCGTAGGGAATAGAGAAATGGCTATAGGTATGTATTCGATTGAGAACTCGTATATGAACGGAAAAAGTGAGTTCAGGGAAGCGGACCAAATACAGGTGTCCAAATACAAACGGCATGTAGCGGCCGGTACTGTTCCCCCGGATAGCCAGATCCCGTACACGAGAACCGGAGTAGAGAAGTACCGGCATTCGTCTATCCACGACGAATTTAAACCGGGAGCGAAGCCTGTTTACCCTTCGTGGGCTACTACGAAGGCTGGCATTCAACGGGAAATGTTGAAATACCAAATAGCCGAAGGGCGTGCCGTGAAGTTCGACGCGTGCTATCCGACGCCATCGGCGCATATCACCGACACTAAAACCTATGTAACTAAATTCAACTCGTTAAGGAACTTTAAATGAACCCCGCACTGACACCCATAAGCGCGATCCGCGTGATGTCGAACGCCCAACTAGTAGCGTTCGCCAAGGAGCACAGCCACCTGACCATTCTGGAACGGGAGATGCTGCAGCGGTTGGAGAGCGTTACCCGGCAGGAAAGCCGCAGGGAGAAGATACAGTCAATCGTTGACTGGGCTAAAGGTAGGGAGATGCAATCATGAACCCCTTCGTCGCAGCTTTAATGCTTCTCGCGGTCGCCATCGCGCAAGAAGCGCACTCGTACCATGATGGCCGGTCCCCGCAACAGTACGAGCATGACCGCATGCAACGGCAAGCGGACCGGGACGGGCTGCAGCTTCGCCAACAGCGGCAAATGTACCAGGAGCGGCAGTACGACTACCGCCAACACCTGCGGGACGAGATGTACTACCAGCAACAGCGCGAGAACATGCGCAACCAGGGCTACGGTCGGCCGGGATTGGATGGGGACCAGCGATGAATATGTATTTCGTTGTCGGGACGGAAATAGAAAAGAAAAAGGAAGTAACCGACATACGCGCGGTAAATGCCCGAGATTTGGACCACCTGAAGCAGATATGCGATAGCTCATATGTTCGCTGGCATCTCTCGGATAGGGAGCGGTGCAAACTGAGCGATAACTGGTAAATATTTAAACTAAAAAGGAGCACTAAACATGTCACTTGAACTTGCACTACAAGCCAACACCGCCGCGATCCAGCAACTCACCGCTATGCTTATGAGCGGGAAATTCATGTCCGCGGACGGACTGAAGGACGTTATGACCGTCGGCCACGTGAGCGGGGATGAAGAGGGGTCGGAAAAGAAGGCAGCGCAAGAACGGATATCTGAACTAGAAGCACAGAAGTATCAGGAGGTAAAAACGGAGCTATTGAAAATGCAAGAGGCTTCGCAAGCAGCTTCACGACCCGCTGAAGAAGCTAAGGTCGACGTACCGGTTACCGAACACGTAACCCAGTACGACAAACCCCTAACCTACGAAGTCGACGTGCTGCCCGTGCTCCATAAGTTTCTCGTAGCGAAGGGCAAGCCCGCAGCCGAATCGCTCCTGAAGAAGTACGCCGTAGACAAGTTCTCCAAAGTGCCAGCCACGCAACTAGGCGACCTGTTGGCCGACATCAACGAAGCGATGAGGGCGTAATGGCTGAACACGCGCGCCTGTCGCCGTCCGGTGCGGAAAAATGGATGGCGTGCCCCGGTTCGGTTGCCATGGAAGCCGGGGAACCGGATTCATCGAACGACTATTCCGATGAGGGCACCGCTGCGCACCACCTGGCAGCCTGGTGCCTGAATAGCACACGAGACGCCGCGGAGTTCATCGGCCGCCAAATCGCGGTCTGTGAAGGGAAGGCGTACTGGAACCCGGACCAACCCGGGATCCCCAGTAACGTGTTCGATGTTGACGACACCATGGCCGGGCACGTCCAGGCGTACCTGGACAAAGTCCGCGAGTATTACAACCGGCCCGGGGTAATGTCGGCGGTCGAACTGCGCATGCCCATCGGCCACATTACCGGGGAGGAAGAAGCATACGGTACTTCCGACGTAGTGATCGCGTCCCCCTTCGATAAAGAACTGATAGTCGTGGACCTCAAGTACGGCATGAGGGAAGTGAACGGCGAGCGCAACAAGCAGTTGATGATCTACGCCCTAGCAGCCCTGGAGTATTACAAGTACGCCGTAGACTTCGAAACCGTCCGGACCGTGATCGCCCAACCGCGGATCGGACACTACCCGGAGTGGTCCTGTACCGTCGATGAACTGGAAGAGTTCGGTAAAAACGTTCGCTGGCATGCGGAGATAGCACTTAACACCGAGAAGGGTAACGGGCTGAGTCCGGGCCCCCATTGCCAGAAGAACTACTGCAAAGCGCGGGCCACCTGTCCGGCGTTGGCCAGGTTTGTTACGGAATCGATCGGTTCGGATTTTGACGACATAGCCGACGAGAAGCCCACCTACGGCGAGATCGTCCCGGTAGACGAGCCGGCCATTTTAAGCAAGCAAATGGCCGCCATCCCCATGATCGAAGACTGGTGCAAGGCAGTACGGGCGAAGGTCGAAGCCAAGCTGTTCGCCGGGGAAGCGGTACCAGGTTACAAGCTGGTGCAAGGCAAGAAGGGTAACCGGAAGTGGTCCAGCGAGACAGAAGCGGAAGCCGTGATGAAGGGCTTCAAACTGAAGGTCGAAGAAATGTACGACCTGAAACTGATCAGCCCCCCGGCCGCAGAGAAGCTGTTCAAAGCCGCGGTCATTGGCCCCCGCCAGTGGCCGAAGTTGAGCGCATATGTCACGCAAAGCGACGGCGCCCCCAGCGTAGCCCCGGAAAGCGACAAGCGGCCCGCACTTGTCATTACCCCGCCCGCGGACGACTTCCAGGATGAGACGGTAGAGGATTACGCCGACATATTGTAACGTTGACACCGACGTTATCTTGTGATACTATAACTACTGTAATTTTTAAACCAATAAAGGAGTCATAAAATGAAGGTAGTACTGAAAGGTGTAAGGTTGGCGTTCCCCGACTTGTGGGAACCCAAGATTTTCGAAGGAAGTCAGAACGCGCGCTACAGTGCTACCTTCCTGGTAGAGCCGGGCAGCACCAACGACAAGGCAATCCGCGACGCGATCAAAACGGAAGCGGCTGCAGCATACGGAGCCAAGACGGCCGCGGTACTCAAGAGCTACGAAGGCAATAGCCAGAAGTTCTGTTACCTGGACGGGAACGCAAAGGAATACGACGGGTTCGCGGACATGATGTACTTGTCCTCCCATCGCGGCGAGAAGCAAGGGCAGCCGCTGGTTATCGACGCCAATAAGGCACCGCTGACCGCCAACAGCGGCAAGCCGTATGCGGGCTGCTACGTGAATGCCACCGCCGATATTTATGTTCAAGGCGGCAAGTATCCGGGTATCCGGGCTTCCTTGTTGGGTGTCCAGTTCTTCAAAGACGGTGACGCATTCGCTGGCAGCCGGGCCAATCCCGACGACTTCGAAGACCTGTCCGAAGGTGCGGACGCTGACGACTTCGCTTCGGAAATCCTGTAAAGGAATAAGCCGTCGCAGATTGGCGACCCCGGACGGCAACCGGGGCTCTTCGGTAGGGGTTCCCTTATAGAAAGGCATAGACGCGCAACAGAGGCGGAACTACCCGAGTAATAAATAAGAACCCCTAGCCGAAGAGTGTGAATTTAGGGATGGTGGCCCGGCCGGTAAGGGGTGTGACTGTAAATCACAAGCACGCTAGTTCGTAGGAGGTTCGATTCCTTCACCATCCACCAGAATTTCAGCGGTCGTCCGGATTTCCTCCAAGAAATTTTGCGGGGCTTACCTCCCGCCTGGTCGCCCCGAATCCCTCGCCGTCTCTCCCCGCGCAGACTTTTGGGAGCCGGGAGAGGGCAATCCCGCCGGACGTAATCATATATCGGGAAAATTCGGGGAATCGGTAGTGCGAATAACAAGGAATAGATGAACAAAATCTTCTTCGGTGACTGCGTACAGTCCCTTCAAAAACTCCCTGAAAAGTTCGTCCATACCTGCGTCACTTCACCCCCTTACTTTGGCTTACGTGATTACGGCCACGAAGGGCAAATCGGGTTAGAGCCAACTCCCGACGAGTTCGTAGCCAAACTGGTAGCCGTGTTCCGGGAAGTGCGGCGCGTGCTTCGGGATGACGGCACGCTCTGGCTGAACCTTGGGGATAGTTACTGTAGCACCGCGCCCGGAACGAAAGGGGACAAGCTTCGCCAAACCGGAATTTTCTCCGGAGTAAAAGACGACCGGGCTTCCGCTTACCAAAAACAGCGGCCGCAAACTCCGGCCGGACTCAAACCAAAAGACCTAATCGGAATCCCCTGGCGCGTAGCCTTCGCGCTTCAAGCCGACGGATGGTATCTCCGCCAGGACATCATATGGGCAAAACCGAACCCCATGCCGGAATCCGTAACCGACCGTTGCACCAAATCGCACGAATATATTTTCCTGCTTTCGAAGAACGAGCGGTATTACTTCGACCACGAAGCGATTAAAGAACCGCTAGCGGAATCCAGCTTGCCCCGGTTGAAACAGAACATAGCCGAACAGGTCGGGACTACCCGCCACATCGGTAAGACGAACGGAAATTTTAAAGCGCAAGGCAATCTCGAAACCGGATTGCGTAACAAGCGTTCCGTATGGACCGTCACCACCAAGCCCTACAAGGGTGCGCACTTCGCTACGTTCCCGCCGGACTTGATAACCCCTTGTGTACTCGCCGGGGCGCCGCCTGAAGGCGTTGTGCTTGACCCTTTCATGGGTTCCGGGACTACCGCCATGGTAGCGATGACGCACGGACGCCAGTACGTCGGTTGCGAACTGAATCCCGAATACGGCCCGCTGCAGGAAGAGCGCATCATTAAAACGTTTGCGGACATCCTGTAAATGCTTTGGGCTGATACCGAAACATTCAATGAAGTACCCCTGAAGCATGGCACCTATAAGTACGCATCTACCTGCGAAGTAATGGTTTTCACCTGGGCCGTGGACGACGGCCCGGTGTACCACTGGGACGCTACCGACGGTTCCCCTATGCCGACGGCCCTACGCCGGGAACTGGACGACCCCAGCCAGCTTGTCACGTTCCACAACGCCATGTTCGACCGACCGGTACTCCGGTACGCGCTGGGTATAGACCTGCCTATCGAGCGCGTGCGTTGCACCATGGTACAAGCCCTGGCCCACTCCCTGCCCGGGAGCCTGGATGCGCTGTGCGACATCCTGAAGATCGAAGCCGATGACGCGAAGCACAAGGAAGGCAAGGCACTCATCCAACTATTTTGTAAACCCCGACCCAAGAACAGCGAATTAAGGAGGGCAACCCGTGAGACTCATCCTGACGACTGGAATAAATTTATTGAATATGCTAGGGCCGACATTGCGGCAATGCGCGCTGTTGCAGGTAAGTTACCCAGATGGAACTATAAAGGAACGGAACTTCTACTATGGGGACTCGACCAGCGAATTAATGACCGTGGCTTCCTGGTTGACACGGTACTCGCCCGGAGCGCGATTGACGCTGTTGATCGGGAACAAATTGAACTCCGAAAGCAAACCCGAGCCAACACAAACGGGGCGGTGGAATCTACTACACAAAGAGATGTTGTCCTCGAACACGTTTTACAGGAATACGGTATTGACCTCCCCGACCTTAAGAAGGCTACTCTCGAACGCCGGGTAGCGGATCCCGACCTGCCACCCGAACTCCGCGAACTCTTGCTCATTCGCCTTCAGGCGAGCGCATCCAGCACCACCAAGTACAAAGCCCTGATCAATGCCGTAAACGACGACAACCGGCTGCGGGGCACTATCCAATTCTGCGGGGCATCCCGCACCGGGCGAGCCGCTGGCCGCACGTTCCAGCCGCAGAACCTCCCGAGCCGGGGACTGCTACCCAAAGACCAGATAACCATCGGTATCGAAGCCCTGAAAGCCGGCACCGCCGAGCTACTGTTCGACAACATCATGAAACTGACCAGTTCCGCGATCCGGGGCTGCATCGTCGCGCCCCCGGGCAAGAAGCTGGTAATCGCGGACCTTTCCAACATCGAGGGCCGGGCACTCGCCTGGCTGGCCGGGGAAGAATGGAAGCTGCAAGCATTCCGGGATTTCGATAACGGTATCGGCGCCGACCTGTACAAACTGGCGTACGCCAAGGCGTTCCGGATCCCCGCGGAAGAGGTTACCTACGACCAACGCCAGATAGGCAAGGTGATGGAACTCATGCTGGGGTATGGCGGTGGTGTAGGGGCGTTCGTGACCGGAGCCCTTACCTACCGCTTCGACCTAGAAGAGATGGCGAACGGCGCCTGGGATACCCTACCAGGGGAACAAGTCCACGAAGCCGAAGGGTTCTACGAGTGGGCAGTCAAAAAGAAGATGCCCACGTTCGGGTTATCCGAGCGCGCGTTCGTGGTCTGCGATGTCTTCAAGCGCTTGTGGCGAGCAGCGCATCCCCGTACGGCGTCCTTTTGGGGCGAACTCGAATCTGCGGTCCGCCAGGCGATTAATCAGCCCGGCAATACTTTCACCTGCAGGAAGCTCCGTGCGCGTCGTGACGGTGCCTGGCTGCGCATTGTGCTGCCTTCTGGAAGGGCACTGTGCTACCCGTTCCCCCGTGTGAACAGCGAGACGGGCGAGATCAGCTACATGGGCAATAATCAGTACACCCGGAAGTGGACTCGGATTAAAACGTACGGCGGCAAGCTGGCGGAGAACATAACGCAAGCAACGGCGCGCGACGTGATGTACTACGCCATGCCGCAAATAGAAAGTGCCGGAATGCAGATACTACTGACAGTACATGATGAAATAATATGTGAGGTTACCGATACGGAACAGTTTACACCGAAGTTACTTAGTGGTATAATGGGAACCAATAATCAATGGTCGCAAGGATTGCCGCTAGCGGCCGCCGGTTTTCAAACGTATCGTTACTCAAAAGGGTAACGTAAGAGGGTAACATGAAAATCATAGGACTTACCGGGAAAGCCGGTGTCGGAAAGGATACCGTAGCCGACTACCTCGTAAAGAATCACGGATTCAGGAAGTACAGTCTAGCGGGACCGCTTAAAGAAATGCTGAAGGTTATCGGGGTTGAATGCGATAACCGCGAAACAAAGGAACTCCCCCATCCCATCTTCGGGGTATCCCCCCGCCGCATGGCCCAAACACTCGGAACAGAATGGATGCGCAACTGCGTAGCCGCGGACGGCTGGTTGCGGCTCGCCGATCAGTTTATTGCGGATTTCAGGACGTTTTCGGCCGACGATAAGAACGCGCCGGAAGTCCAAGGCATCGTCTTTTCCGATGTGCGCTTCGAGAACGAAGCCGAATTCATCCGCCCGCGCGGAACCCTGGTTCATGTAATGCGCAACACTGAAGCAGTAGCAGCACATTCTTCAGAAGCCGGCGTCGAGTTCAAGGACTGCGACCGCTGCTTGCTGAACGACAAAACAATAGAAGTCACTTTCCGAAGACTCGAAGACATCATGGGGGATCTATGAACACCGAACGCGAACTCCTATCCCGGGCCGCCGAACAACTCGCCCGGATGCCTAGAACAATGGGGGACCTGTTGCTGGGCGACGAGATTTATAAGTTCCTGCGCAGCACCAAGAACCAAGAAGTTCCGATCGAAGAAACCGCGGAGCGGGAGGACTAAATGATTAACGTAATGGTGGACCTGGAAACGCTAGGCGTGAATGGTAGTCCGGCTATCGCTGCAATAGGGGCGGTAGAGTTCTATCCAACGTCTCGTTCCGGCGGGCTAGGAAGGGAGTTTCACCAGGCTGTTAACCTGAAAAGTTGTACCGATATCGGCATGACTATAGACGCCGAGACAGTTAGATGGTGGATGCAACAGAGCAACGCCGCGCGGGACATATTCCGTTCGGGTGGTTTACCAATACGGGACGTACTAAGAGCGTTCGACCACTGGCTACCGACACGGGACGATGTAGTTATATGGGGCAACGGCGCCTCGGAAGATAACATGTGGCTGACGAGTGCTTACCGGTTGATGGGGCTAACCCCACCATGGTCGTTCCGGGAAAACCGCTGCTTTCGCACACTGCGCGAATTGAACCCAGACGTGCAAGTGGAGTACACCGGCACCGCGCATAACGCCTTGGACGACGCGAAGAATCAGGCCCGCCACGCTATCGCCATACTGGGGAAGAAATAATGGACGATCCGATAACCCGCGGCCTTCTCAATATGATCTGTTTCCTGGCGTGCGTGGACTATGTTCTGTGGGTTCTGAACGGTCCCTATTGGGCAGCGATATGACCCAATCAAAACGCGGTTCGGTAATTGAAACAGTAACCGGTACTGTGATCGGCTATTTAGTTGCCGTAATAACACAAATAGTAATTTTTCCGCTGTTCGATTTGCACGTATCGGCCAGCGAGAACTTAACCATAGCTGCGGTTTTCACCATCATCTCTTTGGTCCGCGGTTACTGGGTCCGACGGTTGTTTAACTGGCTACATCTCAAAGGAGTTTTACAGTGAAAGTAACGTTTCATACCGGCTTCATCATGGACGGCGAAATTTGCAGCAGCGTTACGCAAGATGTCGAAATGCCCGATGACTGTCTACCGACCGACATAGAGCGGGAATTGAAAGCATGGTCAGGAGGTAAAACTTTTACCAGCTACGACACCCACGTAGAAGTATTACCCGAGACACCGAGCAGTGAAGCACACGCCGTTCACTGAGGGCCGCCGGGCCGCTGAACGCGGCCTGAATGAATACGACAATCCGTACCAGGATGATGAACGGGGCGCGCAATGGGAGGACGGGTACTACTCGTTCGAGCCGAAACAAAAAATAAAGAAAGGTAAACCGGAATGGAAATAATGCTGATTTTTCTTTTAGTTGCCGGCGTAGGCTTTGGGCTCGCCGGTAGCTACGTCCTGAAACGGGTACGAACAATGCGGGATGAAGTCGAGCAATGGTACAAGGACTGGAACCGATGAACTGGCTAAACCGTGCTCTACCTTGGATCTGCTTGGTTTGGGCTTGTGAAATATTCTATCTAGCCGCCAACTTCTTGGGCCCGCTATTTCCCCTCGAGCATAAGTGGACGTTTTACGTACCGTTGGCGATTATGTTTGTGTCGCTCGTTGTGTTTGTGTACGCACAATTCCAGGCTAGGGCAATTTTCGACCGTATCGAAGCACGCGGGCAGGAATGGTCAAAAAACCACCAGACATACACGGCACGGACGAAAGGATGGAACCGGTAATCCGCGAGCGGGATGTCGAGCGGTACGCCGTCCGCAAAGCGAAAGCGATGGGCGGCGAGATCCGGAAAGTGAACTGGGTTAACCGCGCGCATGCACCGGACCGTGCTTTGTTCTTCGACGGCACCCACTGGATCGAGTTCAAAGCCCCCGGCGAGAAACCCCGGCCAGGACAAGCGCGCGAGTTTGAACGCATGGCAAAGCAAGGGGCACCGGTTCACGTGCTCGATACCTTCGAACGAGTTGACGAATTTTTTGGAACTTTGCAATGAATAACGCATTTGTTTTACTGGATTACGACAACGGCAGGATAAGCCGGTTTGTGGGTCGCCAATGTACTGACATATTGTCCGCCGACATTAGCCGCTACCCTATCCCTGCGGCTGACGTTGAGATGTTCCGGGTACTCCCACTTGATTTTAAAGAAATGATAGGCGCAGAGCAATGAACCTACCCCCACCAATGCCCGACTGGACGGACCTTATATCCAAGGTACCGCCGGCCCCTGAAGTTACCGCCATACCCCGGCAGGATTTACCATGCAATGCTTGCGGGGAAGGCCACCGCGTCGTGTATGAGAGCGGCGCGATCGATGCCTACTGCAAAGAGTGCCGGAAAAAGAAGAACCACAAAAGCTACCTGGAACGAAAGAACCGCGATATCCGAATCGGCGGCATAAGAGAACTACGCACTCCGGGCGCCCCGGGTGGGGTTCCGGTTATTAACCGCGCGCATGCGGAACGAACGGACATGCATTGACATGTCCCGCAAACCCTACACCCCTCGCCCCTATCAGGGGCTTATTAGTCAGCACATAATGGACGTGCCCCGGTGCGCAGTTTGGGCGGGCATGGGGATGGGTAAGAGCGTGTCGACGCTCACGGCCATAGATAACCTCATCCTTTGCGGTGAAGACGCGCCTACGCTCATCCTGGCCCCTCTGCGCGTGGCTAAATCCACCTGGCCGGAGGAAGCCCGCAAGTGGGAGCACCTGAAGAATATCAGCGTTATGCCGGTGGTGGGCAGCGAAGCCGAACGCCGGCAAGCACTCAAATACGACGCCAGTGTGTACACCACCAACTTCGAAAACATCCCTTGGCTGGTCGAGCATTTCGGCAAAAGATGGCCGTTCGAAACCGTAATCGCGGACGAGTCCACCAGGTTGAAGGGCTTCCGCTTGAAGCAGGGCACGAAGCGGGCCCGAGCCCTGGCGAAGGTAGCCCATACCACCATAAAGCGGTTCGTCAATCTTACGGGTACCCCGGCGCCCAACGGGCTGCAGGACTTGTGGGGACAGACATGGTTCCTGGATGCTGGGCAGCGGCTGGGTAGAACCTACTCGGGGTTCCGGGACCGCTGGTTCAGTACCGGCCACGATGGCTTCAGTATCAAACCGCACGACCACGCGCAAACCGAGATCCAAGCGGCGCTTCGGGATATCTGCCTCACCATCGATGCGAAGGATTGGTTCGACCTGAAAGAACCGATCGTGAATAACATTTACGTCGATCTGCCAGTTAAAGCCCGTCGCCTGTACGACGATATGGAAAAGGAATTTTTCATCCGTTTGGAAAGCGGCCACGAGATCGAAGCCTTCAATGCCGCGGCGCGCACGCAGAAGCTCCTGCAGATTGCCAACGGCGCCTGTTACGTTGACCCACTGGCGGAAGACGACTACGACCC